CGGTGATATCCATCGGTGTTATAGCGATCTATCTGGAATGCCATGGCCTTGGCCCACAGCTTAGGGTCGGCTTGTAGCCATTTGGATAGGTTTAGTTTCCAGCCTTGGTCTACGCTAGGACGTAGCTTCTGTAGCTTCCGAGCGTAGCAACCGTGGCACGGAGTGTTGGGGTTCTTGGCAAGCTTACTGCCTACCTTACAGGCAAACGCGTCTATGGCGTAGGTTGTCGTACCCATTTTGGTATTGTTGGTCGATACGTTGCCAAACTCTTTCGCGTGTTTTACTAACATTATTCTTCCCTCAATTTTACGAGATATGCGGCGAGAATTTCCAACTCCCCGGCGGATATGTACCCGTTCCGTAAATCCTCTATGGCTTCCTCGAAATCCTCTATGGCTTGGTTATGCGGTTCGTCGTATGTCTCTGTCGGTAAATCGTCCATTGTAGTACCCTTCGTTAAGTTTACAAATTAGGACGCACGGCCATAGGAGTAACCGTGCGCCCAGACTTGTAAGCTATCCGGCGAAATTGTGCAAGAACTTAACCGGTGCGGCGCGTTCTACGTAGACGCTACGCTTTCCGAAATGCGTTCCGATCATGGTGGGTCCAAACGTCATACCGTAGCGGCTCTTAACTGAGCGCTTCCGGGTTAGTCCCCATTGATAGCGAAAGCCTTTAGTACCATCGCGGAGAGGTGTTCTTTTGAGCATGTCATATTTCCTTCATTGGTTGTTTTAACAGTAACCATAATAAAGCATCGAACCGTAAATGCAATAGCTATCTGTGGATAACTTTATTTATTTTTGTTTACGTTTTGTTGTCTTGACTTTTCAATGTTTACTTTCTGTTCTGTTTTTTACCGATACTAGTTCCTGCTTTGTTCCTGCTTTGTTCACGCTCTGTCGTGAGGCGTGGATAGCCTTAGAGCATGTCCCGGGTAGGTAGTATCCAGAAACACGCTAAGGGCCGTGTGCGGGCATTCTAGGCCGTTCTAGGGCTATTTGCCTATTTTTTAGGCATATCTAGTCACTGCCTATTAAATAAACACTTTAGAACGATTACAATGTATTAGATGCGAATAGATATCATTCTCACCCACGCACACACTTGTAACAATTTTGCAACACTGGGACAATCCTGCAACAGTGACCGATCCGCAACAGTGTGACAATTTTGCAACACCAGTGTGTTGCACATTTGCAACACTGTTGCAGACCAGACACAGTGACATTTGTGCAACAGTGTGGCAATTCTGCAACACCGTTGTTGCAAATGAGAACCGTTCGCAACATTGGCCAACATTGGAATGCAACTAATAATCATTCGCAATCTTGTCTGCAAATGAGAACCATTCGCAAAATGGCAAACCCCCCCACGGTGTTGTGTACTATGTATGTTCTCTGCGTTCATTTTTGGGGACAATTCTGAAATCACTAAAAAAACACTTGACACACCTTTGATAAAATAGTATAATAACTTATGATAGGTAATGATCTATCTAAATAACCTTGGAAACTTTTCTTGCTATGAAATCTTCTAAAAAACTAACCGCTAGACAATTAAAAGCACTAGAGAACCATAAAAAACACCACACTGTTAAACACATGGCGGAGATGCGTAAATTTATGAATAACGGAGACACATTCACAGAGGCGCACAGGAAAGCCATGAAAAAGGTGGGTCGTTAAATGCCCAGAGGAAAAGACCACCCTAACACTGGTTTGTATGCAAGTCTGGAGCAACCTAAGCCACTAGAAGCGCACCTAACGGAAAAAGAATATAACTTTATAGTCAACTTAGTAGACAACCATATGGAGCCTACGGAGGCATTCTTCGAGGCCGGTTATACCGCAACCAAGTCTAGCCCCGCTAACCGGTCAAAACGTCTCCAGCGTCACCTGTGGAAACACATTGAAAAACGCATAGAACAAAAAGTCAGTGAAACAGCAACACTGGCTTTATCTGTTTTGGAAAACCTGATGCGGGGCGCAGAGAGCGAAAACGTCAAGCTCAATGCAGCAAGGGATATTTTGTCTAGGGCAGGTTACGACGCCGTGCAGAAACAGGAAACGACTATTAAAGAAGTTAGCGAACTAACAGAGGATGAGTTGGACGAACAGATTGCAATGTTAAGCAACGTAGTAAAGCTCAGTGACGCAGAAAAGTAAAGAGCAAGTCTTAAAGCTTTTAAGAGAGAAGCAGCACCGCATAGAGACGAACCGGATCAAAGGTTACTCTCCATACGGTTACCAAGACAAGTTCCATGCAGAGGGCAAAGAGTGCGCTCAACGTATTTTAATGGCGGCTAACCGAGTAGGTAAGACATTTTGCGGAGCCGCTGAAACAGCCTACCACCTAACCGGGGATTATCCAGAATGGTGGGAGGGACATGTATTTAAAAAACCGGTGCGTGTCTGGGCGGCGGGAGAGTCCAACGACACTACACGGGACATTATACAGAAAGAACTATTTGGCAACCCTCAAGACCCCGACAAAAAGGGGACGGGGGCAATACCACTAAACAAGATTGTAGAAACTACGCGTAAACCCGGAGTTCCCAACGCACATTCAAGTGCTTTGATAAAGCATAAATCGGGGGGTAACTCGCAGATAAGCTTCAAAGCCTACGAACAAGGTTTTGAAAAGTTCATGGGAGAAGCTATAGATGTTGTCTGGCTGGATGAGGAACCTAAGCAAGAAATTTTCAGTCAGTGTATAACCAGAACAGCCGACACAAACGGCATTGTCTACATGACGTTCACTCCAGAACGGGGGATGACCAACGTAGTAAGCAGTTTCTTAAACGAGCTAAAACCGGGCCAAAGCCTAACAACAGCTACATGGGACGATGTAGAGCACTTAGACGAAAAGACAAAAGAACAGCTATTAGCCGTATACAGCCCCGCAGAACGGGACATGAGAAGCAAGGGAATACCAGTATTTGGTTCCGGCTTGGTTTATCCGATTAAAGAGGAAGACGTTGTTGTAGAAGATTTCGACCTTCCAGAACACTACCTAAGAATTGCTGGAATAGACTTTGGATTTGACCACCCCACTGCTATAAGTTGGATAGCACTGGACCCAGACGACGATATTATGTACGTCTATGACGAGTATCGAAGAAGCAAGGAAACGCCTATAACTCATGCCTCGGCCCTAAACGCAAGAACACCGGGAATACCAGTTGCTTTCCCACACGATGGTCTGCAACACGATAAAGGGTCGGGTATACAGCTAGCGCAACAGTATAGAGATTTGGGTGTTTATATGCTATCAGAGCATTTTAAAAACCCACCGGTAGATGGAGCATTAAATGGTAACAATTCTGTGGAAGCGGGTATTAGCGTACTTCTCCAACGCATGGAAACAGGTCGTCTATGTATCTTTAAATCCTGTGTTGAAACACTCGAAGAACTTCGTCTCTACCATCGAAAAAACGGTAAAGTGGTCGCAATCAAAGACGACCTCCTAAGCGCAATGAGGTATGGCTCGTTGTCTATAGAACGCTATGGAGAACGCATGAAGACCAAAACTCTTTACCGTAAGTATGGATTCGACAAAGAGATTAAATACTCGAACGCAGGGATAGTATGATGGCTAGGGAACTAGACGACCAAGAAATTATTTCGCTAGTAGAAAGTGAAATGAATGGAAGCTCCGACTACCTAGATTCTGAGATTAGCTCTCAGCAAGCAAAGGCAATGGAGTATTTTTACGGAGAACCATTTGGTAACGAGGAAGATGGTCGTAGTCAAGTTGTCATAACAGATGTGCAAGACACACTGATGTGGATGATGCCAAGCCTGATGCGTATATTTACAGGCGGCGACAACGTAGTTCGGTTTGTTCCAGAAAGTCCCGAAGATGAAGAGGTAGCAGAGCAAGCTACCAAGTATGTAAATCATGTGTTCTACAAGCAGAACAATGGTTTTATGATCTTGTACAACATGTTCCTCGACTCGCTTATGCAAAAGGTCGGTGTTGTTAAACATTACTGGGAAGAGATAGAAAAAACATCTAGCGAAAGCTATGAAAACCTAACGGATCAAGAGTTTTCAATTCTGGTGCAGGACGAAGATTTAGAAGTTATAGAACACGAAGAAACATCTATTACACGCAGTTCTGTTGATCCTCAAACGGGACAACCTGTAGAGGTAGAAGAGATTTCGCACGATGTAGTGTTTGCCCGTACAGATTTTTCTGGGAAGGTTACCGTAGAAAACGTACCGCCAGAAGAGTTTTTGATTAACCGTGGCGCAAAAACTCTAGAAGATGCTAGGTTTATTTGCCATAAATCTCATAAATCTAAGAGTGATTTGATTAAAATGGGATACGACCCGGATGTAGTAGAAGAGCTACCGGGATACACCTCTGAAGCAGATTCAATCACAACTAGCCAAGAATACATGGCTAGGCACTCCTACGACGCAACCGACACCTATCCTAATCAGGCTAGTTCAGACTCAGAGGCAATGGTTGTTGTCTGTGAGTCGTACATGAAGCTGGACATGGATGGAACCGGTATAAGTGTGCTGCATAAAATTTGTCACTCTGGTTCAGAGCTGTTAGACCTAGAGCCAATTGACTATATACCGTTTAGCACGGTTTGTCCTATACCAATTCCGCACAAGTTTTACGGACTTAGTGTTGCAGAAACGGTCGAGGACATCCAGCTTATTAGGTCTACCTTGACCCGTAATCTTTTGGATAACATGTACCTTGCAAATAACGGCAGGTTCCAAATTGTAGAAGGTCAGGTTAATGTAGACGATCTGCTAACAAACCGGCCCGGAGGCATTGTCAGAACCAGAAGTCCAAACGCTCTCCAGCCTATTCAGACACCGGCACTACAGCCAGAAGCTTTCCGCATGTTGCAGTATTGGGAAGAAATTAAATCTGGACGAACCGGTGTAAATCCTCAAACGCAGGGATTATCGGCAGATGTTCTTAAGTCACATGTTACTCAGGGAGCAGCCAACGCAGCTTTAACAAATGCTCAGGGTCGTTTAGAGCTTATTGCTAGGGTGTTCGCAGATACGGGCGTTCGCCACATGTTTAAATCTATCTATAACCTTATTCAAAGGTATGAAGATAAAGAAAAACTTGTACGCCTTAATAACAAGTACTACCCAATTGACCCTGCTAGTTGGAGGGAAGACCTAGATGTTGATATTGAGGTTGGCATAGGGTATGGAGATCAAGACATCAGGCTGCAAAACTTAAACAACTATGCTGTGTTAATGGAAAAAGTAGGGCAGCAGACTCAGGGAATTATACAGCCGGATAATGTATATAACCTTATGCGAGAAGTTGCTGACGAGATGAATATCAAAAATGTAGACAAGTTTGTTTCTACGCCGCCTACAGAAGCACCGCCTCCCTCTGCTCAAGAGCAATTAGCTCAGATGCAAGCACAGGCGCAAATGACCATTGCACAGGCAACTCAGCTAGAAGCAGAGGTTAAAGCTAAGGAACTAGAAATTAAAGCAGCCAAACTAGAACTTGAACGAGTTGAGACAGAACATGAAATGGCGATTAAGCGTGAAGAACTAAAGCTCAAGGGAATTGAGCTAGGTTTTGAAATGAACTCTGACAAAAACATTAAAGCATAAGGAAAGTAAAATGGCAACGGGAAGACAGAATAATATCTACCGAGTACATTCTAGCGAAAACTTGTCCGCAACAACCACCAGCGGAGCTACTCGTTCAAGCGGATGTCCTGCACAAATTACAAAAGTTCGTATCTCATCCTCTGCGCTAGCCTATGTACTATGCAGGGGCGGTCAGGGCGAAGACCCGACTGCTACTGTGGCTAACGGTGTGCAAATTAACGTGGGTGAACCTATTTTTGTTACGGTGGTGGAGGGCGACGAAGTTGCTGCTATTACCTCAAGCGGTACTGCTACGGTAAACATTGCGTGGCTGGACGGTTAAGTAACATAAGCGAGGAACAACGACATGGCGACTAATAAAAAAATTACGGACCTTTCGGAGCTTAGCGAAGCTAGTCTTGCTAATGACGATGTTCTTCCCATTGTAGATGTCAGCAGCGGCACGACCCATAAGGTACGTAAAGACACCTTGGCATCAGCATTGTCAGGAGTGTCCAGCATAAGTGCTACCAGCCCTATTGCGGTTAATCAGTCTACTGGCTCAGTTACAGTTAGCACGGGGACAATACCGGTGGCTAGCGGAGGCACGGGCGCTACAAGTCTTACCGATGGAGGCATACTTTTAGGTTCGGGTACGGGCGCAGTAACAGCCTTGGCAGCACTGGCTAAGGGTGCTATTGTAGTAGGAGACGGTTCCACGGACCCGCAAGCTATTTCCGTG